GTACAAGAATGCCAACTCCAGTATCTTCGTCCAACTCCATAACAGCTATAGCAAAATAGTCTGCATTTGGAGAATCGCTCATGTTTGGATCTATTCCTACTATATATTTTTTACCGGGTGTTCCTTTAACAAGAGTATGAGGGTATTCATCCTTTAAAGTACACTCTTCCATTTTCTTTGCGCTGAAATAGCTGTCTGAGCCATCAGTAAATTGAGCGCAATACTCTCTAAGAAATGCCGAATGTGAAGTGCCACCGCTTTGAGCTTCTTCAATAATTGTTTTATCTATCATCTCTGGCGGCAAAGCTTCGTATCCTAACTGAGAAACGAAATAAGTAGAGTCTTCTCTCTCTGGAGATGTTATTTTTGTTACCCACTCTTGATAAGTCTTATAAAGATTCTCGAATGTATAACTTGCAGAAGATAAAGCTATCATTTTAGAATTATTTACGAAAACCATTCTCTCCTCTTCTTTCATCTTGCCCTCTTTTATGAGCAAGTCTTCCATTTCACGCACATCGATACGTCTTTTCATGTCTTGAGGCGCGACAAGGAACGGCATCAATACGTTTTTTATAATTTCTTCCGGGAGAAGCAAGAACTCGTCAAGTACAAGAATATTAGCACGGAAACCACGAATCTTTTCACCGCTTAGAGGAATAGCTCTGATAGATCCACCGTTAATATCCCACTCATACAAGTCGTTTCTTTTGCTTTTAGCTCCGAATGCTTGTAGCAATAGCTCTGCACCTTTATTCTCAGACATCTTTTCTATATTATTGAATATAGCCCTAGCTGTACGGAACGTAGGACCAGCAATGAGTATCTTTGTATTTGGTTCAAACACACATTGGAGTACGCAATACACACTAGCGATAAATGATTTAGCGCAACCACGGCCCCAAACACACATAGAGAAGTTTCTATTGAACATTCCCTTAAGAGTTATCTCTTGATATGGCGACAGCTTAATGCCAGTTAACAAATAAGTCGTAAAATATAAATTTTGACGCAGAAATTTACAAAGAGTTATCTTAGCTTCTTTATCTTCTAGCTCTCCCTGAAGCTGTTTGAAAATCTCATTGTAGTTTTCTGTTTTCTTTTTATATTTTGTTGTTTCGTGCCACATATTACAGTAGTTTTAAATCGTACATTAATTGTAAGTCGTATTTTTTATATTCTCCTTTGCTAAAAAATACTTTTTTCATTATTCTGACGCATTCTTCTCTACCATCTACAAATAAAAATTGTACATTGGAATATTTTTGGATTAGCTCTCTTACATTAAAGAAAACAAACTCTGGAGTGACTTTGATTTTCTTAGAAACATAATTTAAATATTGAAAGCTCAAGCACTCCTGCAAAGGGCGCTCCACTAACACTATCAGATTTGCTTCTGCCGCAACAGAGCGCTCTATCTCACGGCAAAATCTCTCGTATCCGCCGCTCATTGTACCGATAAAATCAGAAATGGATTTTCTTTCGATATAGCATTTGTTTTCTGGATCGTTGATGGCGTAGTCTCCGAATTTTAGACCCTTAACTTCAGTAGGATAATCAATAACCAGAGGCATTTGCTCTCTTGTATCAATAAATATTTTAAATCCATCGACCTCAGAAGATTTTAATTCTTCTTTTGGGTATTCGTATTTATTTTTGAGGCCAATCTCATTACAAAGCCTATAGTAATCCAAGAAAAGCTTGTGATAATAAGGAACAGGGGGGCTAGTAATAGAGCGAAGCTCAACTTCAGTAGGCGCATAAGTTAAGTTGTGTTTTTCTTTTCTTTGGATTAAGAATTTTTGTAAATATTCTTTCTGAGCGTCAGGAGTTTGCTGGCCCAGCCATTTTTTCATGGAGTTTTTATTATTAAAGTCATTAGAGAAGTAATAGTCTTTGTTTTTAAAGTTTATTAATTCTCCAGTGAGTAAATCTTTTCTCGGTTCGTGAGTTTGGTAGTATTCTACCATTCTCAACTTGTGAGATTTGAGATGCCCATGAAAAGACTTGTCTGTTTCGAATTCTAAGTTACAAATTTTACATTTAACCATCTAAAACTTCCTCCTCTGTTAAACCAAAAATTCTAGCTTTGACATCATCCATAGATGATAAGCGACCAATCTCTCCTTTTAAAATTTCTCTTCTCATATCAGCCATTTTTATCATTTCTTTTCTTGTGTCTTCGTCTTTCCACATTTGCACAAGATTAAGAATAGAGGCGTTTTCTTTAACGAGACTAGAAAGTCTTTCGCTTCTCTTTATTTTAAGATCATTTAGGAGTTTTTGCTGACGAGTTACGCATTGATTGTATTCTGTGCGAGCAGAAGTCACAGCTTCTATCAAAGGCATTGGTATTCTATTACCGGAAGATACTTCTATGTCAATTTGCTCTTGAAGAGTTTGAATAGTGCGTTGTATATTCGCAGATATTACTACTTCTGTTGACAATATTATATATTGATCTACCTCTTCTTGAGTTAAATCTGCTTTATCATAAGCGTATCTTATGAAACTGCTCTCAAAAAGCTCTCTGTCTTGCTGGGTTGTGTAAGTTCCGATCTGATGCAGGAATCTGAACGTGTGCAAATAAGAAATAAGAGAAGTAAGATCTTTTTTTTGCTTAGCTGTTAGCTTATCTTTGTCTAACCCATTGAGAACGTATCTATTTACTCTAACTAATGCTCTTTCTAGATTTTTGGGTGGCTTGTAGTCTCCTTGATCGTCGTCTTTGTCTGAAGGAGTCGATTGGATTTGCTTCGGAAGAGAATCAAGATATTCTTGAATGCTTCTAGCTTCTATAGATAAGTTGCTCAAACCATAATTATTAAATAAATCTCTAGCTAGGTCTACCGCGCTCATCATGGCGGCGTTATTTACAATGTAATCCTTTTGCTCTTGCGTAAATTCTACTCTATCTTTTGGGGTGTATTCACTTTTAGTTTTTACTTTAAGTTCTCTAGATGCTAAAAAATTTTTTACAGCTTTGCCATACTTACTCCGGCCATCAATATTAGGCACTCCCGGGAATGTTATTTGAGTAAGCTCTTGAAGACTAGGAGGATTATCCTTTTGCTCATTCCAAGTTTTAATTATTAAATCTTTTTGGTCTTGTGTTAGTTCTACTTCAGTCATATGTCTATTTCCCCATTATTCAAGCAGTCTTTTGCTTTTTTTATTATAGACTTTTGAATATTTCTAAGCTGTTTGTTGTAAGTGGTCTTTGCTTTTTTATCATATTTAAAATCTAGGTTTCTACACACATATTCTTCAGTTTTATTTTGAATATATAATAAATCATACACTTTCCACTCTATTGGTTTTAAAATTTTCCTCATTCTTTCGTGCAAACTAGAAGCGGCTTTCTGAATATTGCATTGAGGAGTTGTTTGATTGTTTATTTCAAAAGAATGATCCTCAACAGAGACAGTCATTTTTAAATCGTAGGCATTTTTTTTAGTTTTGATCCAATTATTAAACATAGGGCAAGCTTTGTCTTGTTTGCCATATATTTTGCATTCGTTTTCTCCCATGGCAGCAGCGCATTTTAAACAAGGCCGAGCATAATTACCATAGTTGTTTCTTATTAAATTTTTTATTTGATTGGATATTATCCTATTGATCCAAGGAAGTATAGGCTTGCACTCATCATAAAGACTCCATTTTTTGTATATATGGAATCTAATAATTTGAGAGACATCTTCGAAGTCAATCCAATTAAGAGCAGATAGTGTCCATTTATTTTTCCTTTTCGCTATCTCAATATTAATTAAATTGATATAATTTTCGAACTTTAGTTTATTCTTCTTCATTCATGGTTTGACGAGAAGGATAATATCCAGCTTCTCGTTTAAAAGTCTCCAAAGCCTCTTCTTTTGTCATCCTTTGGGCTGTGGATCTTGGTTCTTCTGTACTTTGACCATCATGAGTTCCCATTAAGTTGTTAAGTTTTGTTCCTTTGTTTGATCTAATGTCTATATCAAATTCTAATTTAGTAATATCCGGCACTCTTTCTTCGCAAATTTCCTCTTCTTCTTCTATTTGTGTAATTTTAATGGCGGGTTTAATTGGTTTAGATGCGGAAGCGAAGGATAAAGAAAAACTAGAACCGCAACGAGAACAAAATTTTGGTTTATCAAAAGAATATTCCGTAGCGCTACCGCATTTTTGACAATAGATCTTCATATTAAAGATTATACACTATATGCTTAAAAAAAACACTAAAAGTTTTACTTTTAAAACTGATAAAGGCATAGAATATTCTGTCGCCAAAATAAAAATCCCTGCCAAAACAAATGCTGAAGGTCTTTGCGACTCTCCCGACAATGTAGCTCCTCAAATATTCATTGAAGCCTCTCTCTTGCCGAAAAGAGAGATGTCTGTCACTATTGAAGAGTTTGCTCATGCATTTTTTTGGGATAAATCAGAAAAGAATGTGCGTAAATTTGCAGCAGTTCTAACAAAATATTTATACGCGAACGGTTGGAGAAAGAACCTTTAGTTTTTTGACTATAAATTTTACTAGATCGCTTCGCTTGATGTCGTCTTCGGTAAAGTGGAAAGCGTAAATTCCCTTTTCTTTGCTCTCATCGTCACCAAAGATAGCTTGAAGCTTCTCAAACCCTCCTGATTTTCCATTGGCTAGATCGGACTGCTCAGGGTCAGCCAAGATAAAACACTTGCTGAACTCTCCCACTCTTGTCATAAGGGTAACTATTTCTTTTTGAGTGCAATTTTGAGCCTCATCAAGAATAATAGCCTTGCAGTTCCAGCTCATGCCG